CAATAGGCTTGTACTTAGTATTGCGCGTCGCAGAAGGGTCGCCGTGAAGAAAGATAATAAACTTGTCGCAATGGCGTTTAGCTTCTTCAAACGTTGCCGTATAACCTGGATGAATAATATCAAAGTTACCAGCTGTAAACGCTGTAACTTCTTTCTCAGGATTAGCAGCTTTAAGTCGTCTATAGACCTCGCTTTTATGTTGCTGAATCAACCGTTGTACCTCGTAATCCATATATTTATATTAATATGGATATCTCAAAAATCAACTTTTATGGTCAGCTTGTTTAATAGCCTGTGGTGTAGTATCACCAAAAATCTTAGTCGCGATAATCTCTGTATTATATTGACCATCTCTAAATATATGGTTTACACTGTTAACATACCAAAGCTTTTTGTAGTTTGATTCTTCTACGCCACGTTCAATCCAAATAAATTTATTAGGCTTTCTATATACTTTACCCTTAACAGTAAATGTAATTGTTTCGTTAATGGTTAAGAAGCTTGTAAATACTTTATTGTAAAGTTTATTATACTGTTGTATCTCAGCTTGTGTAGCAGCTGTTGGATTTGCTAAGGTATTAATCTCAACAGTAAATTCGTTAAGCTCTTTTTGATCAATAATAGGTAAGTTGACACTATAATCACCACCTCTTAATTCTGCAATTATAAAGTTACTTTGTATGTTAGCAAATGTTTTAACTTCATAGTTAAATGGAGCAATGTCTTGAAATGCACGAATGTTAGTAATGGCATAATCTCCCCATACACTTTTTCTTAACTTACCAATATCTGCTCTTACAATATCGTATTGTTCTATTTTATTGTAGAGTGATGTATTTGGATCTGTTGCAATACTTTCTGCAAATGGTCCTAGTTGAAATTTTTCTAAATATACATCGCTAAAATCACCTCTATTTGTATCTTTGGCTACAGCTTCAATAAATTCTATATGCCTATCAGATAAATAAGCATCAAATTTCAGCTTACGCTTTACACTACCATCACTACCAACAACATTAACAAATCTAAAGTATGGTGTCTGACTGGTAAGAGAATCAGAGTCACGACCAGATGTACCTGTACGTGTTTCTTTAAGCATTACTTGAAGTATATCATAAACGCTAGCGTTGGTATATTCCTGAGCAACTTTAATATTGTGGATGGTGTTAGGTAAAGATGGTGTGACTGTAATCTTATCTTCTGATTTAAGCTTGTAAATATGCTCATTGAAAAGTTCAGACATATTAACTACGTCTAAATTTTCTAGGAAACCTAAACCTAATTCAGCTCCTTTACCATCAAAATAGCGCGCTTGTGTTTTCTTCATCGAAGCTACAAAAGCTTCTTCCCAATAAAAGATTAACACGTTATCGATAATACTAGCTGAAGCGGCGTTAGTATTGTTAATAAGACCAATTAAAGTTATTTCTTTATCTTGTGTTGATATATCAATTTTATCTAATTCAACATCACGTATCTTGATTGCTATATACAAGTCATTAGGACTATTGGTTGTAATGTCTAAACGCTCTAAAATTTTAAATTTATTATTTATAGTGATAGAGCCTGCAGCTCCCATTGAAAGAGATGATTCTTTAATTTCAAGATTAAGAATAGCTGCTTGATCGATACCTATAACGTTATCAACAACCTCACGGAGGCCACCGCCTCCATCAAGTCGACTATCAAGTTTGATTAGAGAAACATCAAACTCGAGGTTGTTATTTTGAAATACGTTTAAACTCATCTACATACTTATTTAATCAAGCAGCAGTGATAGCAGCGAGGCTCTTCATTAGAGCTTCTCTTTCAGTTGAAAGGGTATATCCGTATTCTTCTTTTACTTTTGTAGTATCAAGAGTGCAGTTTGATCGACCTGCAGCAAGGTTAAGATCTTCTAGATCAACCCATGACCAGTTTAGGTTCTCTAATTCAAACTCTCTCATAAGATCGATAACATCCGAAGTAGCAAGCGGTTCTGGGTTACAGAAGTGAATTGTATCTGTTCCAGTTCTACCATCTTCAACGAGAGTCTCAATAAAGTCTACAAGCTCGGGAATATATGTCTTAGAGTTAACAGCTTGAATGAGATTATCATACTTATGAATTTTAGTTAGATAAGATCTATCGTGAAGGATGTCGCAGAAGGGCATACGAATTCGAATAGTGATACCAAAGTCATTAACAGATTCGAATGCATGCTTACTTGTTGAGTAGAACGATGCTTCAGAGTTAAATACTCCAAAGTTAGGCTCATCAGCTTCCGTCCAAGCTTTATCATAACCAGTAAAGATACAACCAGATGTAATATGAATAGGTTGTACATCTAAATCTTTACAAACTCTACTGAACATTAAAGGTACTTGTACATTATACTTCCAGCAATCTTCTTTCATTGCTTCAGCTTGATCAACGTTTGGACGTCCTGTAAAGCCCTGAGCATTGATAAGATAATCATAACGCTTTTCTTTAATTAGATCACGTAAATAATATTCATCCGTATAATCAAACTCTGCCTTAGAGAAGACATCAACATCAATCGCAGGATTCTTAGCCATGTTAGCTAATACATAACCACCAACATAACCTCTTCCGAGTATAAGTACTTTCTTTTTCATTTGTTAAAAAATTATATTAATTCGTTCTCGTAGCTCTTCAACTTTATCAGCAATGTTAGATTCAACCTCCTCAATAAATTCATTTATCATTTCATCAAGTTCAATATCTTCTAAGTCTTCTAAAACGTCACGAGCATCATATAATGCTTCAATAGATTTATCAATACACTTTTCTAATTTATTAATGACTTTCGTCTTGTTCATGGTATAAAAGCTATTTATTTAATAACCTTTAATTAACCATTATAAAAGAAATGTTTTAATAACTCTTTTACTTCCGCTTTCATATAATTGCCGTGATAGGCTACAAATTTATCTTTATTCAAATAGTAGATAACAAGCTTACGACACTTCTTACCTGTCATCTGCTCATACATATATGCATATAGAGATAGCTGCATTGTATATGTTGAGTGTTCACATACAGATAGATGGTCTAGAGGCTCGAGCATCCACTCACCAAATTCAGAACCAAATCTATAACGCTTATTTGTCTTGAAGTCTCCAACTGTAAATGTATTATCCTTATGTTCGTAAATAAGGTCAGCTAAGCCAGAGATCTTAAAGTCTTCATTCCATACTAACTGCTCACATAGAACCTTATCGAACTTATCGATATTCCATTCACGTGTCTTATCATAACTTTTATAAAGCCAACCCCAATCGTCAGCTTGATCACCATATGTAATATAATCTTCTAATAGCTTATGAATTTCTGTACCCCTATCACATGCTCTAATCTTTTCTTTCTCCCACATCTCAAGGATCATATCCTTAGTAACACCTTCACGAGCTGCTACTCGTGTTGCTGCACTATCTGCATCGAAAGGCTTTTTATATTTACCAAGCAGTGTTGTAACAGATGTAAACTTCTCTCCAGTCTCATTGTGAGTATAGGTATGGTCTTCCTCTCTGAATGTGATAGGAGCTTTCATTACAAATATATTATGATGAAGTTTTTATTAATCAACTACCTTTGACATAAATAATGATATGGCCGGTATTAAAATTAGCGATCTTCCATCAGCAACTACACCGCTGGGTGGTACAGAACAAGTAGCACTTGTACAAAGTTCGTGTACAAAGAAAACAACCATTGATGATATTGCAACAGCAGTTAGTGGTGACTTTGTAACTAATTCAATTTACGCTTCAACATCAGGAGTATACACGACAGTTCAATCAACTAGCGCTACCTGGTCAGGAGTTTATTCTTCATATCAATCTACATCAGCTGACTTTGCACAAATTGATCAAAATAATACTTTTGCATGTACACAGACATTTAACACTGTTGTTACAGAAAAGTTGAGAGGTGGTTTTTGCCCTACAACTTGCGGTGCTTACGCTGGTGTCCTTGGTGGTTACTATAATGATGCAACAGGTGGTGGTTCAGCAGTAGCTGGTGGTAACAATAACGATACGTGTGCTAACTTTTCGTTTATTGGTGGTGGTGATGACAATAGCATTACATGCGCTGGTACAGAAGGTGCTATAGTTGGTGGTAATTGTAACGTATTACAGCATACAAGATCAGCTATAGCAGGTGGTACTTGTGTCACTTCTGTAAGTGGTTGCATGCTTCATGCTCAAAGTTTGTATCTTAAAAACCTACCAACTTCTAATCCAGGTGTACCTGGCGTTGTATGGCGTGATGGTGGTACTCTTTGCATTTCAACTTAAAGATTTAGGTCATTACATTATAAAGAGCCGGTCAATCGACCGGCTTTTTTGTTAGTTGATTATTTCATTTAAGATACTAAATTATATTGTAATGAGCGAACAAAGTCCAGAATTTGCAGTCTTTAACATTGAGGGTGGCATCGGTAAACATATTTGTTCTACCGCTGTTGTTAAAGCCTATAAGAATAATCACCCAACGACGAAAATTATTGTTGTATGTGCTTGGCCTGAGATCTATTTAGGCAACAAGGACATTGAGAGAGTTTATCGTTTAGGTAATGTACCTTACTTTTATCAAGATTATATCTATGGTAAGGATACTGTTGTATTCTCTCAAGAACCTTATAAACAAACAACACATATTAAGAAGCAAAAGCATCTTATCCTTAGTTGGTGTGAGTTGATTGGTATTGACTATAAAGGAGAAGCTCCTAATTTACCAATGAACATGCGTGAAGCAGGGTACATAGATCCTGAACTAGCTAAGATTCAAAAAACAAAACCTATTCTACTCTTCCAGCCATTTGGTGGGCCAGGTAAAGAACATCAAGCTGATCCATATTCATGGACAAGAGATATTCATCCACAAGTAGCGCAAGAGCTAGTTAATAGGTTAAAAGATCACTATCAGATCATTCACGTTTGTTATGACTTCCACCATAAGCTTAATGATGTAATTAGATACGAAAAGGTTGTACCTAAGAAGAATCTTTTCAATCTAATTCGTTATGCAGATCGATGCTTATTTGTTGACTCATCATTCCAACATGCTGCAGCTGCAATGGGTAAATCTGCAACAGTGGTTTGGGTAGGTACACAACCAGAGCTGTTTGGTTATGATCTACATACTAACATTAAAGCACCAGTCCAATTTCCAGAGGGTACTATTGATTCATACTTGTATGATTATAACTTCACAGGCGCTATTCATGAGTGTCCTTACGATAATGTATCGCAGATGTTTGATATAAATGGAATAATCCAGTCGCTCTTACAACCCAATCAGCTGGACCCCTCCATGCAACCTATACCTGCGAAACAACCTGCTACACAACCCGCAACACAGCAAACAACAACGAGCGAAACACCGCCTAGTGCGGAAACGCGCGCTGCTAATAAAAAGAAGCGTAAGAAGAGATAAGTAGTAGCCTCTAAACTAAGAGCCAGGAGGGCAACCTCCTGGCTTTTTTTATTAATAATAATCTCCGTAAATGCTATTATCATTTACATCCATATCATAGACATTCTGTTGCGAATCTTCATCTATATTCCAATCATATGTCTTAGCATCTGATACACTATCTTCACTAATATTTGTACTGAGTGTACCAAACTGTGAATCATCGTAAACTTGCTCGTTCTTAGACTCTTGAGGAGCGTTTGGCTCAAACGAGTATTCATATCTCTTAGCTCTAATACGGTACACATAATGACCTAAGATAGGATTGATGGATGAAACATCTTCATCTCTACGCTCTGTTATCTCGTAAATGTTTGCTGAACGACCACCTGGTCTATCACAACCTAAACCAGTTATCTCAACCAAGTCTCCAGACTTAGGCTCGACGTCTTCTAGAGTAGCATACGAGTCACTAGCACTCATTATACTACGAAAAGTTTCTATATGAAGGAAGCCAGTAAATTCATCTCCTGGGTCAAAACCAAATTGTGTAAGAGCTAATGCATCTTGAGATAGTTCAACATACATTTGCATACCTGAGGCTGCTTCATATACTGCTGTTGGCTGCTCACCATAGAGCATATTAGCTGCAGATAGACTAAAAGGTTTAATATAGTAATTGACGTCAATACCATGATTGTTAATCAAATCACGATACGCTAAATCATACACGAGTTGCTCCGCTTGTAAGTTACTTGCCTTCACCAATTCACCGCAAGGTAAACTTGCAGCCATCATAACCTCCTCAGGTGTACAATTTAATCTGTTAGTATTACAAGCCATTACTTATTTTTTCTACGAAGGATGCCTTGAGGCTGACCTTCTTCATTTTCAAACATTTCAATTTCTACGTCAGAGTTACCGATACCTTTTACTGATCCTGGTTCGAACTCCATACCATACAACTGTAGAGAATTCATAAGAGGTTGTCCCAATAAATTAATTGATCCAGCTCCACCATTCATAAGGTTTCTAACATGAGGACATTTATGGCTATATTCCTTCCTTTTTATGTTCTCATGCTTACGACCAGTGCGCATAATGCTCTTACCACCTCTACGAACAGATGTAGCATTAGCATTCATTATTTGATTACCCTGGTAGTACTCCTTAAATGTCTGCATGTATATATTTATGCTAGTTGTATCAATATACAAAAAAAGACTCGTGCATATGCACGAGTCTCTTAAATTATATGTTTAGTTTAATTAAGCTTTCTTCATTGGCTCAACCTTAACGTCGCCGAATGCAGCAGATCCGCCTGTAAGGTTACCAACTTTGTTGTTCTTACCGTCGTTAACTGAATGGTTAAGAGCTTGTGGAGCACCACTTGTATCAGATGCACCAGCAGCTGGCTTATCAACTTTGTTAGGAGCTTCAACTTTAGGCTCGCCAAAACCATCAGCATGACCTACTTTGTTGTTCTTTCCATCATCGTAATGAGTGTTGAAAGCTGTAGGTGCACCTTCGTTGTCCTCTTCAGCGAACTCTTCGTCCTGCTCGTCAGCAGCTTCGAGATCATCTTCAAGATCAGCATCCTCATCAGCGTCATCATCACCTTCATCTGCATCATCATCCTCACCCATAGCTGCCATAAGGACATCATGAAGAGCTTTTGCAAGATCTTTATCAAGAGTAATTGTTACTTCACCTTCGACGTCATCACCTTCATCGTCAGCAATCTCATCATCTGGAGTTGCATCTTCGATACCAAGGGCATCAAGGTCATCAACTTCTTCCATACCGAAGTCTTCGTTAATGACTTTGGCATAGAGTTCATCAAAAATAGATTTATTGGCCATATATTTATTTAGTCCCTCTTGCGCAATTTCAAGTACTTCTGCTGAAAATTCTTCTTCATCCTCTTCTGCTGTTGAGCTCTCTGGATCATCTTCATCTTCATCTGCTTCCTGCTCTTCTGGTTGCTCTGTTTCAAGGGTAGGTGAATTGTCTTCACCATAAGATAATCCTTTAATATTGTAAGGATTGTCGTCACCAACTTTTTTAATATCAACTTCTGATTCTACAAAACCACCCTCTTCGGTTGGTCCTCCATCTTGAAGTTCTGCTTCACCAATGCTGGCATCTGTATCACCAACTGTTTGTGCTTCCAAATTCTCAGCAACAACAGTAGCCTCTTTGCCAAGGTTACTGTAAACCTCGCCGAGATCTTTAAGGTCTTTTGTTTTAGCCATGATAATATTTATGTTAAAAGATAATAAAAACTACAAATAGTTGTAAAATAATGGAACCAAATTAAATAAGTATAGTCTATGGCAAAGAAGGATACAGGTATGTTCTATATGGGTAATGATAATCTACCCAATCGCAATTGGCAAGGCGAATATACTCCTGAAAAAATTAAAGCACTTAAAAAGGCTCAAAGGAATATTCTATACTTTGCTGAGAATTTCTTCTTTATTGTTAACTTGGATTCTGGTAGAGAGAAGATTAGCTTGTATCCAGCTCAGAAGAAAGCATTAAGAGCGATGCGTGACAATCGTTTCTATATTCTATTAGCTTCACGACAGATTGGTAAGTCGACCTTGATGACCATCTATCTATTATGGCAAGCATGCTTCCAAAAAGATCAACGCATCCTTCTCGTTGCTAACAAAGAGGCAACTGCTATTGAAATCTTCTCTCGTGTACGAATGGCTTATGAAGAACTTCCCAACTGGCTTAAACCACCTGTTAAAGAATATGCTAAGACATCAATGACGTTAGAGAATGGATCACGAATCGGTATTACAACTAACCGGTACAGCTGCTCGAGGTCAGTCTGTTAACTGTTTGGTTATTGATGAGATGGCTTTCATCGAACCTCATTTGGTTGATGAGTTTTGGAAATCAGTCTTTCCGATTATTTCTTCATCTAAGAAATCGAAAGCATTTGTTTGTTCAACTGCTAACGGTACACAGAATCTTTTTTATAGATTGTACAACGGAGCTGAGACAGGAGAGAATGGCTGGGCATATGGAAAGATAATGTGGAATGAGGTACCAGGTCGCGATGAGAAGTGGGCTGCTAATACAAGACAGACGATTGGTTCTGATGAAGCTTGGCGTCAAGAGTTTTGTTGTGAATGGATTAACTCGGGTGAAGCTTCTATCGATGATGCTCTATACGAAATGATGGAGCGTCAGGTATGTGATCCAATGGTTACATTGGATGATGGCTGCTATAAAGTTTGGGAAGAGGCTCAAGAGGGTAGAATATATGCTGCAGGTGTTGATACAGCTGAAGGTGTTGGTAAAGATAGCTCGATTGTTCAAGTGCTTGATATTACAGATCCAGCTGAGGTAAGACAGGTTGCTGTTTATCGTAACAATAAAATATCTCCAATGGAGTTTAGTAATAAAGTTTACAATATTCTTCGCAATTATGGATCACCTCTAGCGTTAGTTGAGCGTAACAACTGCGGTGCTCAAGTAGTTGATCGTCTTGCTTATGATATGGGCTATCCAAAATTAGTATCGTATGGCAATAGAGCTGCTCATAGAAAGAAGCGCATGCAAGGTATGATTGCTCACACCAATACAAAGCATAGAGGCGTTATGAACATGCGCTATTGGATGAATGATCTCAAATCAATTGTGATGAGAGATGAAGAGACTTTAGAAGAGCTTCGTAACTTTGTTCGCTATCCAAATGGTACATGGAAAGCTAGACATGGTTGTCATGATGACTTAGTTATGGCTTTAATGTATGGTTATTATGTTTTAGATAATGAGATATGCGAACAGTACTTTGAGATTATCGAGAAGGATGATACTGGTCGTCCAAAAATTATTGAGCCGTTAGACTTTGGAGTATCTCTATTTGAAGACCCGACTTCAATTTATACTGATAACGAAGTAACAGGAGGTAGTCCTGATTTGAATCCTGTCTATTGGGGCATGTCAAATGGTGAGGAAGAGATGGGTGACGATTATTATGATCTATTAGATCAAGGATTTACCGTACTCTAGATTAAATAACTGTATGGCGGTAAACCAAAATTCACAATCCTTTCTTAATAAAAGCAGAGCTGATAAGTTTCATCTCGTCTTTTCGTTACCGCCAGCATTGCGTAAAATTGATTCGAAGACTGAAAGACAAACCTTTAACGTTAATGAGGATGCATTTCAGTTTTCTGTTTATGGTGCTGTAGTACCGGCAATTGATGTACCTGCTCTTGAAATTCCTTATGCAGGATCAAACCTTTATAACTCTACTCACGCTAGGAATCCATTTCCACCTGTAACAGTTAACTTTACTATCGATAATGGATTCAATAACTATTGGGTTCTTTATAAATGGCTTGATTTAATGCACGATGAAAAAGAAGGTCTATTCGATGCAGATGGTTTAGTTACTGATGACGCTTTCGAGAGCTATCAAACTGATATGACATTGTATGGTTTAGATGAATTCAACAACAAACGTATTCAATTTACATACACTAAAGCATTTCCTGTCACTGTTGGTGAAATTGAGTACAATTACAGGACAGCTGATGAGATTACATCTTCAATGACATTTGTATACTCACAAATTCACTCTCAACTTATTAACTACTAAGGTAAAATAGTTACAGTTTTTTTGTCCAAAAAGCATAAATAATAGTATGGCTAATAGGACAATTCAATCTCCTGGTGTCGAGATTCGTGAGAGTGATCTATCGCTTCGTACGGCTCAAACAGGCACCACAACGTATATTGCTGGATTCGCCTCTGAAGGACCTACAGATGAAGTTGTAGGGCTTGGAAATATTTCTGAGTTCGAACAAATCTACGGTGCTCCAAAGACTCCAGCAGAAAGATATTTTTATCACACAGCACGTGCTGCTCTTAACTCTAGCGGATCTCTTTTAGTTAACCGTCTTCCTTATGGATCTGGTAGCGGTCAAGGCTTTGGTTCAAAAATTAGTGTTTTGGCTTACCCTGCAGCTGTTTATGACCCTGTTAATGCATTAACAGCTACATCATTTGATACAGCAAGTGCTACATATGTTATTGGACGACCAACACAATTCGACATAACTAACGAGCAATACATTCAACTTAAGAATGGTGAGCTTTTCGATTTTAGCGCAACACCAATTACAACATTTGGCGATATCAATGGTTTGTCAGGTGCTGCTATGATTGTTGTCAACAAAGGTCAAACAGTTATTGATAGAGAGTTTAACGGTTACTACATCGGTATTGCTGATAATACTAATATTAACCCTGCTTCTGCTTTTGAAGCTATCGATAGCGTTCTTACTGTTACTGCTTCTGCAGCTTATACACGTGATTTTGTAAGCGTTCCAGCTTCACGCTTTGAGTTTGCTCTTACCGCTACTCCTGAATTTGGTACTAATCCTGCAACTAATTCCATCTCACAAGTTATGGAAGATCGTATTGTTGGATACAATATTGCCACACGTGAGTTTGATGATACTTTGAATATTGGTGTATTCAAACTTCGTCAGTCAGTCTTTTCTAAGGAAGCTAACAAGCTTGATTATCTTCTTGAAGAAGGTTATAATGGTTCTATTGGTGCTTATCGTCAGCGTAATTCTGAAAGCGGTGGCGCGCCTGTTAACTTCTCACTTGACACCGTTGAGAATACATCACGTAACATTGACGTTATTGTTAACCCTTATGTTGCAGATGCTTTAGCTGGTGTACAACTTAACACAGATGGTACCCCTGCTAAGAAAGTTCGTGTTTATACCGATTCACTTTCAACTAACTTAGCAAACGGTAATATATCAACAACTGCTGCTGGTCTTCCTTCTGACTTCTTTGCAGGTATTACTACCATTGAAACAGCTGATAATCTTATTCCTCTTGGATCTTATGGTGATGTTGATCTTACAACTAAAGAAATTGGAAGTATCCCATTGAAGCTTGATCGTGCTCTTGATCGTATTCGTAATGATCGTAAGTTCGATATTAGCATTATTGCAGAAGGTGGTCTTGGTACTATTGCTACTTTCTTAGATACAGCTACAGCATCAGTTTCCGCTAACGGATTTGATGATACTAAGACAACAACAGCTATTGAAGCATTAAGAACATCTAGTGATTTATCTAATACAGATGCTCGTACAGCTTACATGAACGTCTTTAATAAGTTTGCTACATTTGCAGGACCTGTTAAGGATGGTGGACGTGGTGATATTCTTTTCATTGCCGATCCAATTCGTCAATTGCTTGTTACTGGTAGAAATAGTAAAGTTCAGAAGGATGTTACTAAGAACTTCTACGTAGACATCTACTGGGCGCTTAGACATCAGTTCGAACTCGCTAATACTTCTTATGCTACTGTGTTCGCTAACTGGATGAGCGTATATGATAATTATACAGGATTGAATGTATGGGTTCCATCTTCTGGCTTTGCTGCTGCTAAGATGGCTTCTACAGATGCTGCAGTTGGCCCATGGGGTGCACCTGCTGGATTCAATCGCGGTATTGTTACTGATGCGTCTGATATTGCAATCACACCTAACCAACGTCAGCGTGATGATCTTTACACAGCTAACCTTAACCCAATTGCTAACTTTGCTGATCAAGGCAACGTTATCTTTGGTCAGAAGACCTTGTTGAGAAAGCCAAGTGCATTTGATCGTATTAATGTTCGCCGTACATTCTTATATCTCGAGAAGATTACTAAGAAGACAATGCAGTTCTTCCTCTTTGAGAACAATACATTGTTTACAAGAACAAGAGTTGTTAATACTTTGACACCGTTCTTTGAGCGTACCAAAGCTGCAGATGGTCTATATGATTATATGATTGTCTGTGATGAGCGTAACAATACATCAGAAGTAATTGATCAGAACGAGCTCGTTGTTGACATCTACCTTAAGCCAGTACGTACTGCAGAGTTTATCTTGGTAAACTTCTATGCTACACGTACAGATGCAAACTTCGAAGAGCTTATCGGAGGTTAATTAAAACTTCAAATAAATTTACAGGAGGAGGTCGAAAGACCTCCTCTTTTTTTATAATCTAACTGTTGAAAGCATAAATATTAGTATGCCTGTAAATCAGAATATTCAAAACTTTTATCGTATTGCAGCT